CTTATCATGGTTACGTATGTGTTGCAGCAAAGCCCGATCAATGTGATGCTAAATGGGCAAAGATTACAGCGGCAGGATCTTGGTTCTTTCCTAGCGATAGCGAGGGAGGTGAGTAAATGGGATATGTACTATTTAACATCTTCTTTTTTATTCGCACGTTTAAATATCGCATCGACTTCAGCCTGGGTCAGTTTGCCGTCATCTAAGAATGCTTTGGCTAAATCTGTGATTACACGTGACACTGCAAGGCCACCAGCGATTAGAGCAGAATTAACTGGTTCAACACCAGCGAATGCTCCGACACCGATAGCTGGAAGTGCCATCGCTAGAAATAATGCAAATGATCTAAGTGCTACGTCTTTCAGTACATGCAAACTCATATATTCTCCTCAGGTCTGTGTCCTAATTCTACCCCAGGAGTGTGTAATGCATTTACCACTTGTTTAGCGACAGGTGATGCTAATTCTGCATATATCGCTGTGGTGGCTGGTGATGCGTGGCGCATAAGTTTAGATACAGCTAATAAGTCACCACCAGAAACGGAGTAGCAGTTAGTAGCAAAATAGTGACGACCAGAATGCAGTTTCTTGTTTATACCTAATCGTCTTAACTCTTTACATGCGTAAGTTGATAATGTGTGTGGTTTAACTGTCGGCCATAATCTGCCTAGAGTCTTATATGACTTAATCATTTCCACGACAACTGGGTGCGCTGGTAATGCTAGATCTGTGCCACCTTTGCCATGTGGGATACGTATCATGTATCCATCCTGATGCTCTTCTAAATCAGCTCCACAGGTAAGAGATATTTCTGCTGCTCTGAAACCTGCAAAACATGACAGAATAAACCAGTCACGCATAGGACTTTTAGCTGATTCCATAATCGTGGCCACCTCACCAGCTGTAAATGGTCTAGGCATCGATTTAGGTTTCCTAATGCGCACCAGTTTCTCAGCAGGATTATGATCCTCAGGTACTAACTGCAGATGTATCAGATGCCTATAAATCATCTTGTAACGGTTACTATTTGTCTTTCTGGTGGCCTGAGCAGGCGATAGCATAATTACCTGCTCAAGATCATCAGTGGTAGCAAATTGTGGATGAACACGCTTAGCGAGCCTGTTTATTAGATGCTTATCAGTCAGCCATAACTGTCTTTTATGACCTAATACCTGAAAGCGCCTATGGTATGCCTCTAATATCTGCTCAACTGTGTACCAGGGCTCGCCTGTTACTACGGTGTCGGTTTGGATATCGCCACCAGTCTCTTTAGTTTCTTATTTAATTTAGACATTTCACCTTTAAGTCGCTTAATTTCAGCTCTAATCTCTTTTTTGGTGACAGGCTCAGACTTAACCTCAGGCACATACTGGATCACAGTATTAGTACCACCACTAACTGTTACCACTCTTTCTATAATCTGTGGTGCAGGTGTAACGGTGACTGTAGGTGTAGGAGTCGGTGCTGGAGTGTAGGTGCCGTTTAGCCAGGCAGTCCAGTCATCTCCACCAGCCATCTGTAATGACCAGGCTTGTGATGTCCAGCAGGTAGTGATGTATCCACCACCCATAACACCCTCGCCAGTCTTTATCGGATATTGCGCTGGACATGTGATATCACGTGTCTCACGATAACTTCCTGGAAATGGTTCTGTAAATGCTAATGATGGTGATGCGATAAGTGCGCAGAGTGTTGTAGCTGTAAATATTTTGTATTTCATTTGTACCTGCACATATCTGCGCAGTGTAATAGTTAGTACAGATAATACTGCAGAATTACAGTATTGAGTTAATTTCTTCTTCTGTTAGTCCAGCGATTTCTGCTAATTTGTTAATCGCATTAGCACGCGCAGTTCTCTTTGCTTCATACTCGGCTTCAAGTAGTGCGCGTTCAGCGTTATCGGCTTCGCGTTGTCCAATAAATGCTTCTTTGGCTTCGCCAGTTAATTCAATAACTTGGTCGTCAATACCAACCATAATTTTATTTGTTGTAGCCATAAACACTCACACTTCCTGAAATAGTACCTGCACCTGCTACGATAGTAAACCCATCAAATTGTGTTGAACCTGTTTGAAAAAAAGCAAGTCCGTGTGTATAAGCACCACTTGAACCAGTACTAAATCTATAAGGTTTAAAATAACTTGCACTTGTTTCAATTGCTACATTTGGATTATAAATATCAATATAACCATAAACTTTGCCATTAGTTCCCGAACTATTACCAAGAAACATTGAAGAAACAATTTGTCCATTTACAGTAGAAACACTATGGTCTAAATAAACACCAGCACCTATGTAATTTGTAGTTGTATCAACTCCAGAGGCTCTTAATCGTAAAACTGTGTCTGTGCTTTGACTGTAAGTTATGTTATCTAAATTGATTCTATAATTTGTGTAGGTTGAACTAAAAACATTGTTTACAGATTGACTGGCTACTGCACTAAAACTAGTTGTTGAAATCAGCGTCAAACCCTGAGAGGAAGCAGTTGGTGGATACACATCTGCAAATGCAGCACCTGTGTAAACCTGTAATTTATCCACGTCAGTTAAATAGGTAAGCATTCCCTCTTCGAAGTTAGCTGTACCTATAGCAGATGATCGTGCTGCTGTACCACCGAATACCATGACGGCTTGGTCTTGCAAATAATTCTGTACGTTCGATGCTGTTAAGACTTCACCAGCTGTAAATACTCTGTAACCTGAGCCCATTTAGAAACTTAGCCTTCCATCGTCTAGGAGTCCAAATATCAAATCATCCAGAACTAGGCTGGCGTAATCTAATGTCTCGAATCCATATGTAATTCTGTGTGACATAGGTCGTATGTCGTGTTCTATAGCGATAATACTAGCGTATTTGTTTATCTGTGTCCCAGTTTGATTAGGTGTGAACTTAATCTGTGAGATGTCGCCTATTTCTAGGGATAAAACGGATGCCTGCTCAGCAGGAGTTAAGTCCTCGAGCACTACGGTCAGTCGTTCAAATCTATATTCGGGTTCAGAGTACTTACCTAGTAGGTAATCAGCTAAGTCCTGTGCCTGCGCATCTGTGCTCATAAGTAGATTGCTTTGTACCAGTGCTACCACACCGTATGAGTTCTGACTATCGGTATCAGATGCTGTGGCTGTACCACCATTATTACGCTCTATCTGTATAAAGTTGTATAGTAACTCTGACCCATATACGACCTGGACATCCACAAATGGGATACCTGTACCATCATCTGTGAAAGATACAAGACCTGATGATGTAGGCGCTTCTGTCCTGTCTCTAAAGATGATAGATCCATCAGCACCCATAAATAATGAACCTGGCTCGCTAAAATTAACCAGTTGCAAATAGTCCAGTGCATTAGTGCCGTCATCGACTACATCAGCCTGTAATGTCATACCACCAGTGTCAATGCTTCTTAATGAGGCTGGCCAGTTAATCTCTGACCTATCTAACACTGCACCGATGCGAGCACCAGTTAGCTGAGACGTGGCTGTGTGTGCTGTTAATACCTGTTGTGCTAAATATGTGAAACCATCTGATACCACTGCACCAGCTGTCGAGTAACCTGATACCTCATACTGGAGATTCCAGTCATCTATAGATCCATAGAAAACAGCTGAGCCTGATGTGGTGACACGCACAGTTCGTCTAGGGATAATCTGACCAAAGAACGGACTAGATGCGTTAAGAGGATCAAAGGCACGATCCTGATTTATGAATGTGATATTAGAATTACCTGCTGTGAACTTATCTAACTGCCTAGACTTACCACGATTAACGCTAACACTCAGCACTTTGTCTGACACATCGTAAAATAATGTGCCACCTAATGTGTAGGTCGTATTATCTAATACACCCTGAACAGCATCATCTAATATAAAGAACGGTCCACCTAGAGCTGATAAATCAAATCCGATTTCAACTTTAGTGGCTGGTGCTGGCATTAGGCACTCGCAAAGACTGGACCTGAGGTCTTTTCAAATTTCTTAATTGCATCCACAATCACTCTTCCGACTGCTGCACCATCAGTTCCCACACCAGCGTTCACAGTGATATTAAATGTGTTACCTAATGCGCCACCTGCTTTATTCAAAGGGATAATCGCTTCAGGTCCTGATTCTCCAACCATACCTATCATCGGTTGTTTTACTATTCCCCCATCAGCGAATGGTGTCACACCGAATGCAGCCTGAAAGTTTCTAGCCATCGCTGCCTGAGATGCTATACGCTGTACGACTTGTGCATTAGATAATGTTAAAGATGCTGGTTTAAATGTAGATTTTTTTGCTCCTGGGTCGGGTTTAGCTGATGGTGGAGCAGCGACAGATGGTGCAGCAGATCCAGTTGTATCTGTTAATGCTGCGTATGCTGCTCGCGCTGCTGCTAATTGTGACAGGATGCCATTAACTAATGCCTGTGCGCTATCTACACCAGCCTGGTAGAAGTTTTGTGCGCCCTGCATACCCACTTCATCAGCTACAACTGCTATGGAGTCCACTAAAGTATTTATTTGATCTACGACTGTGGATCCACCAGTAATAATCTGGTCAGCGATAAGAGTGCCAGACTCATAACCTGCATCTAAGACTTGTCTAATACCACGCTCAGATAAACCTATCTGAATTAATTGTTTAATTTTGTCTGCAAATGTACGTGCTGCAGTGGCCTGACCTACTAGACCCTCAATAAAGTTACCTGTTTCTAATGCTTTACCAAAATCGACTACCTCAGTTACTGATCCTGAGATACTGTCCTTTAGGTTATCAAACTTACCTTTTACATCATCTAATTGTTTCTCAGCACTTTGTAATGATTTCTCTAAATTATCA